GCCGCCAATAGTCTGGTTACCGGAAAATGCGTTGCCGCCGGTCAGCTTGGCGGCGCCGGCCAGCACGTCGGTGACCGTCTGAGCGGCCGCCAGCACGTCGCGGATCGCCTCGATATTGGCCGCCGTCGTCTCGATGTCGAGCGCGATCGCGACAAGCGCCGCGATCTCGTCGGCCAGCCCGGCCACCGTGCCGATATCCTCCCTGGCGGCCGCCACCGTGTACACGGCGCCGACGTTGTCGGAGACGGTCGCGACCGCATCGGCCAGCGGCATCACAGCGTCGTGGAGGGCCTTGGTGTCATCGCGGTAGGATTGGGTGGTGTCCCTCGCCCCGCGCGCCTCGTCCCTCGCCCCGCGCGCCAGCACGACCTGCCGGCGCGCATCGTCGAGGCCGGGCGGCGGCACCAGCTCGGCGATGTCGGTGAGCGAGGCTGTCGGCTGATCGGGCACGACAATGCGAAACGCCGTATGCGACCCGCTGGAGCTGCCGAGATACACGGCCACGATATAGGCAGTGCCGGCCAGGCCGCGCGCGTTGGGCCACAGATCGACGGTCAGGTTGCCTCCACCATCGGTCGCCACCGTCACCGGCTCAGGCAGGACGACGTCGTCGCCGTCATGGTCGCGGCCGGTCAGCGCGAACATCACGGTCGCCCTGGCGGGCGAGCCGTCCGGCGCCAGGATGCGGCCGGTGACGGTGCATTTGTCGATCGCCGTCACGTCAGACTCCGGGCCAGCCGCCCTCTATGTCGATCAGGTCCAGCGCCGCGCCGTCCTCGGCGGCCGCGATCGCATCCTTGAGCGCCCAGCTATGGTCCATGCAGGCGGTGCCCCACGCTGCCATGGCAAGCAGCACGGCGAGCCCGTCCGCGAAGGTCAGCTTGTAGGTGGCATTGTCGGCAGTGCGGAACTTGGCACCCTCGACCGCACCCTGACCGGCCGCGACGGCGGCGGAATAGCTCGCCTGCGAGACCAGCCAGTTGGTGCGGTCTTCGAGGTTGCGGGTTTGCAGCACCTTGCCCGCCATCGCGCCGGACTGGACGGTGTAGCCGCCGGTCAGGATGGCGTCGAGCTTGGCATTGACGGCCTCCCGCAGCGCGGCCTTGCGCTCGTCAAGCGTGAGCGCCGCGAACACCGCCGCCGGCACGCCGTCGACATCCTCGAATTCGCCTGTCCAGCGCTGGCCGTCCGGCGCCGTGATATCGACGAGGTGGACGCCGAAGCTCTCGGCGTAGCCATCCGGCCAGCCATCGGAAAGGATGGTCGACAGCGTGGCGCGGGACGATCCGTCGAGGCTGTCGAGCGTAGGATCGCCTTCGATCTTTTCCCAAGTGTCGGCCGGCTTATGGACGGGGATCATGGCAACTCTCCGCTGATGGCCCAATCATCAAAATAGCCTCGGTTTGCTGCCGCGAGCCGTATCGTGACCGATGCGTTGGCGTTGTTCAGGAAATTCCCGGAAAGCAGGGCGTAGCTGGTTAGATTGTTGGTGACAGATGCGAGGGTGACAAACGATCCAGCGCCGATCCGATACTGGAGCGAACGGGTGGAAGAGATTACAGCATCAGTGCTGCGCTGATACACGGAGGCGGTGATCCTGAGACCCCGCGCCGTTGCAGCCGGCAACGCCAGGTCCAAATAGAAGGGCTCTGCGCCGACCGCACCCCACCGATAGCTTCCGGTCCTTGCGGTGCCCGGATCATTGCCGCGCGGGACCTCTTGCGGGCTGCTCCAGCCTTCCATTCCGGTTTCCCAACTGCCGTTCAGCGAGAACGGGGCAGCCGGGATCACGGCGCCGGACATCATGTTGGTCGGCCCCAGGAAGTCCATCACCAACTCTTGTCCGACACGAGGATTTCGGTCGCCGACACGGCGTAGAGGAACAAGGTCATGAAAGCAGCGTTCGAGACCTGGACCGTGGGCAGGTTGCCTTTGAAGTTGGAGCCGAAGGACATCGTGCGCACGGTGCCGGAACTGCCCTTGACGGTCACGGCGCGCGTCGTACCCGGGATGACACCTGTCGGATTGGCCAGGGTCCGATTGGCGGTGATGGTCCACGTCGCCGCCACGAAGCCACCCCACGCGGGCGTCCAGTCGCTGCCGCCGGACGGCGTGGTTGCCGCCAACGCCGACGCGACATCGCCCGGAGCGATCAGCCCATTGCCCGACAGCGATTGGATATCGGCGGTACTGGCGACGCCCCGGCCGGCGGCGGCGCCGAGATCGCCGGTGTTGGCCTTCGTGCCAAGCACGAGGTCGACTGCATCAAGAGCTCCATCAACCTCGGACTGCGAATAGGTTTCCGCCTTGGTGTAGTAGCTGCCCGGATCGAACGTCGCGGCGGCAAGTGCCGAGGCCGCCGCCTTTGCGGCATGGTGCTTGGCCGAGTATTTGCCGCCATCGACCTCGACATCCTCGGCTTCCTCGGCCCAGCGCGACGCCTTGTCGCGAGCGGCCACCGAGACGCCGGCGGCGGCCGTCGCTGCGCCGGCCGCATCGGAGGCGGTGCTTGTCAGTCCATCCACCGCGTCGCGCAGGTCCTGCGCGCTGTCGCGCGCGGCGATCGCGGCATTTCGTGCCGCGCGCGTCTCGGCCAGATATGCGATCTGCGCCATGACCGAGCCGGACGTGGCCGTGACCACGACATCCTCATGCGGCCCGGCCGAACCGGAGACCGCCACGATGTCGAGCGCCAGCACGCCGGCCTCGGCATCGTAGCCGAGCACCTGGGCGACGGCCCAATCGTCGGCTGACGCGCCGCGAACCAGGGCGACGTAGGGCGTGGGCCGAAAGATCGCCTTGAGTTCCTGGTCGATGGCGATGTCGACGGCGCCCTCTTCGAACGCCACCGCCGAATTGTCGGCGATCGGGGCGACCATAAATCCGCCCGCCTGGATCGTCTGGATGTAGGCCAGCGCCGGCAGGATGTATTCGTCGATGCGCGAGGCTGTTTGAGCGATCAGCGTATTGCGCAGCGCCTCGATGTCGCCGCGCAGTTCCTCCTGGGCATGCAGGCGGCTGTCGACATCCCGGAATATTGTATTGAACGTATCCGGGATGGCGAGCGATTTCTCGCCCAGCCTGTAGGTGCTGTCAAAGCGCCTCATGGGTCTCGATCTTGTCCTTGTTGGCCTCGTAGACCCGCGCCGAGACGCGGTGCGGGCGGTCGGGGCGCAGCGCCAGGCCGCCGACGCGGATGAGCTCGCCGGGCTTGATTGTCACCCGGTAGAACTCCGGCGCGGCGGCTTCGGTCTTGGTCTTGGTCATGTTGGTGGCTCCTGAGATCACACGTCGAAGAAGGCGGCGTAGATGCTCTCGACGCGGTAAAGGTCCTTGGCGTTGCCGGAGGACGCGCCGACGCTCTTGACGCGGAAGGTCCGCTGGCCGGCGGCCAAGTTGAACACGCTTGTGCGGCTGATCGCGCCGTTGGGCAGCTCGACATCGGTCACCGCGTCGGCCGTCTCGACCGTGGCGGCGCCGCGCGGATCGCAGATCAGCGTCACCGTGAAATCGTGCTCGTCCTCCTTGTAGCCGCGCAGCACGTTGATGACCTTGACCATGTTGGCGGTGTTGCCGGCGCCGACATCGATGACGGTGGAAAAGTGCGTGAACGCGAGCGCGGGCTTGGAGACCTTGACGATGGACTTCGCCGAGCCGCGCGACAGCGCGGGCATGATGTCCTGCGTGCCTTCGAAGACGACGCGGAAGGGCATCAGTTCGGGATTGCCGGTGAGATCGGCGGCGATGCGCTGGCCCGAGGTCGGCCCCAGCACGCGCCAGTTGGCGCCGTCCGGCTGGACCTCGAAAGCGAGCGCGGTGAGTGACGGCACGACCATCTGCGCCTGCACCGCGACATCGTGGATGCCGCCCGGCAGCGCCAGCGGCTTGAGGTCGACCTCGACCTTGGTGCTCGCGAACTGCGCGAAATAGAGCCGCATCGCCATCGTCTGCGGCGTTTCAAGCTGCGGCCGCACCCACTTGTTGGCGTCCGACAGCGCCCAATGCTCGCCCTGGGTGATGGAGCCGACGCCCTCGGTCATGCGCACGTAGTGATTGCCGTTGCTGATCAGGTCGACGGCATAGCGCCGGCCGCCGCTCAGCAGGACGGGCGGGATGGTGACGAGGGTCTCGATGCCATCCGGCGAGGCCGTCGCCATCGGCGCGGTCTTGATGTCGGCGTAAGGGATGGTGCGCACGACAGGCGCGCGGTCGAGGGCGGGCGAGCCGGCATCGTCGACCTCGGTAATCAGCAGCTTGACGTCGCCGGAGGGGCCTTTCGAGGTAAAGAAGAGCCCGACCTGCGTCAGCCAGCCGTCGCGCTCCTGGAGCCACGTCTCGCCGCGCCCCTGGCCTTCGGCCGTGGTGACGACATCCTGCACATAGTCCTGGCCGCCGGAGCTTTCGACCAGCTTTTTCGTGTAAGTGAAGGTGACGTTGACGGTGAGCTTGTACTTGTAGGGCGGCGTCGAACTGCCGCCATCGTCCGTCGCGACCTTGGCCTTGATCTTGGTGATGGTCAGATCGGGGAACATGGTTCCGTCGCGATAGACGGCCGACATATTGGCGAGCGCCCAATCGGTGGTCTGCTTGGTCAGCGGGATTTCGTTGGTCGCAAGCCCGGTATCGTTCCCGAAATCGAAGGTGATGCCGAACAGCTTTGTGGGGTTGCCGGCGAGCGGCAAATAGAAGACGGCCGTCACCTGCCGGGTCTCGTAGACGGTCTTTTTGGTCGGCGGCACGGTCGTGCGCACCTGGTGCGTGCCGGACGTGTAGGACTGCAAGGCCGCCTGCCGCGCGACCTTGCCCTGCCCGAACGTGTCGATGCGCAGTCGGTGCGCGAAGGCCGGCAGGATGAGGTCGTTGTCGACCTTGACCTTGGGCTCGATCGGATTGAACAGCTCGACGCCGTTGGTCAGTGTGGCCGACGAGCCGGCCGGGAAGCCGAGGCCGTAATCGACGACGGCGGCATAGCCGGCAACCAGCACGTCGGTGAGCCGGGTATCGGCATAGTGATCCTCGAAGTCGCGGAGGAACTCGGAGCCGGCGCCGGTATCGAGATTGGAGGCGATGGCATAGGCTGCATTGGCCCGCTCAAGCGCGGTCTCGGCGAGCACGCGCACGGCGGCGACGGAGGTCTTGCTGGCCAACTGCTCCATCGCCGCGCGGATTGCGGCCTGGTCGGACACCAGCGTGTTGATGCGCAGCACCTGCGCTTCGAGAAAATCCTGAAGCACGGCGAGCGCCACAGCATTGCGCTCCGACTGCGGAAGCACGGCGGCGGGGTTCATGGCCACGGCTTCGATGCCGGCGTTGTTGAGCAGGACGGTCGCGATCAGGATCGCATTGGCGCCGATCGCGGGCACCACCGGCTGGGCGGCCTCGACACCGGCCACGAGGTCAAGCTGCACGGAGCGGATCGAGCGCGTGGAGACCTGCTGGACCTGCGTTTCGCGCGTGGTCGTATTGACGACGAACTGACGCGGCTCTGTCGGGGCTCCGCTTTCCGTGGTCTCGATGTCCTGGCCCCATGCGACAACCGCCACGATGCGCTTCTGCGCGAGCGGGCGCGCGTTGAAAAGCTCCTGCGCGAAGACCGTCGTGGTCGTGCGGCGGTACATGGCGCCGGCCATGTAGATGCGGCCAGGTTGCAGGGTCAGTTCGAACAGTGAGCCGGTGGCACCGAAGCCGGAATAATAGTTGCCCGGCCCGACTGCCTGCCTGATAAGCTCGTCGAACGTCTCGCGCAGGCCGCCCTGCATGTCGGTCATGTCCGAGGAGAGGAAGCGCTGCCGTTCGCGAACGATTATCTGCTTTTCCATGATGGTCTCACCTGTCGTTGATCATTTCGCCGAGCGACCAGGAGCCGTCGAGCGGGAGCCGGTCGCCGAGGTGCGGCCAGCGGTGGGTGGCGGTGTCGAGATAGAGGGTGTCGCCGAGCGCCTTCGAGGCGTGGACGGCATCGCATAGCTGCCAGTAGTCTTCGATTTCGGGCGGGAGGAAGAAGCCCAAATCCCACGCCTCGTCGGCGCCGAATTCCGCTTGTGCCCCGGTCAGTTCCGCCGTGACGAGAGCCGTGAACGGCTCCCAGTCGTACCAGGCGTCGTCGTAGTAGCAGCCGGCCGTCTGGAGGGGGTCGAGGTTCACCGACGAATTGTTGAGATAGTAGCGCTCGTAAACCTGCTGCCAGCTCTCGTCCGGCATGAAGAAGCCGTCGCCGAAGAAATCGTCGGACGCGAATGTGCCGCAGCCGTCGGCCGGCATGGTCTCGAAGATGAGTTCCGGCTCGACGCCGACGTCCAGCCCCTTCGGAAAAACGACGCCGAACTGCAGGCGGCCGTAGGAATAGTGATAGGCGCCGGCCGTGGTGACCTGGATCAGCCGGTCGCCGACATGGGCGACGTCGAAGAAATCTTCGTCGAAGAAGCCGGCATCGGCATAGAGGCCGGCATCCGGCTCGCCCGGCAGCACGATCGTCTCGATCTCGGTGCTGGTGCCCTCGGCGCTGACCTGCTGCTGCCACTGGATATCGAGGTCGATCTCGGTGCCATCGGCGCGCCGCAGCACCGCATGCTTGCGATAGCCATGCCAGGCCGGTTCGCTTTCAAAGAAGTCCTCGGCCCAGAAGCTGTCGCGGGCGAAGAAGCCGTCAGCCTCCAGGTCCACCGGATAGAAGCGATGAATGCGCACCTGGTCGAGCTGGGCGAGGTACGATGCGCGCTCGGCGTCGGTCCATTCCTCGATCGGGTAGACGCCCTGCGGCCGCGCCACATAGGACAGCATTTCGGCATCGACCAGGGCGGCATACTCGTCCGCCAGCCATTCGCTGCCGGCGGCGCGGGCATGCTCCTTGGCCTTGGCGACCACATAGCGCCGCTTTTCCAGCGGCCAATCCGCCGACCACAAGCGCACGCCCAGGGCGCGGGCGAGATACGGCAGAAATTGCTCGGGGCAGCGCCAGGGATCGCGGATGTCCTTGAGCAGGTGGTACGGGATCGGCCGCTGCTCGGCGCTGGCGAGCGCGACCGCGCGCGCCCAGGCCATGTCGCCATATGGATTGAGCGCAACAGCATCGTTCATGACGCCAGCTCCGTGCGCACGTCTATGCCGACGATGCGCAGGACACCGTCACGTCCAGGGATCAGGTCGGCGGCCGGCTCGTCCAGGATCAGCTTCGAGACGCCGCCGACACGCCCTTCCGCGATGATCTCGTCCGTGGTCAGCGGTGCGGCGATCTTGCGCTCGACGCGAGCCTTTACTGCGCCGAGAGCCTTCAGCGATTCCGCCTTCAGCAGTTCGGGATCGGGGCCGCGCCCATGCTGGAGCCTGACTGCAAGGCGCGCCTCTATCGGGCGGGCCAGCGATACCGCAAGCTCTGCGGTGCCGCGCAGCTTCGGCTCGCGCAGCCGTGCCAGGACCCCAGCCCGGATCGCCTCGGCCGGCGCGCCGTCTTCGATCAGCAGCACGCAGCGGTTTGCGCCGCGTCCGACCTCATAGGCGACGGCGTCGATGATGCGCAGGTCGTAGGTCAGCGCGCGATACTCGATACCGCCACCCGTCAGAGCGCCGGCAAGCGCCTCGGCCGCCAAGAGGATGCGGCGCTCGAAGCGATCGTCGAGCTCGCCATCCATACGCTCCAGGCCGAGATCGGCATAGAACGTCGCCGCCAGCCGGTCGAGGTCGGCACCCTTGGAGTAGCCCAGCGTCAGGGCCTTGGCCATGTCGTTGATGGCCTGGAGGTCGAGCATCTGGCGCGTCCCGTCCTCTTCCTGGAGGACGGGACCCCAGTCCGATTCGATCGTCTCGACGTCGTAAGGCAGGCCGGCGCTCTCAAGCCGCGCCTTGAGCGAGGCGAGGCGAGCGGCCTTGATGGCCTGATAGTCGACCGTGACCAGCGTGGGCGCCGGCAGGCGGGACAGGTCGATGACGCTCACGGCTCGGCCCTCCCGAAGCGCCGGGGCGTCGCCTGAAGCGGGACGGCGATGGTGTAGTTTCCGAAGCGCCCTTCCGGGAAATAGAGGCCGGAGTGACGCAGGCCGAGCGCGCCATCCTGGGTGAGCGAGACGAACTGCATGGAGTCGATGCGATATTCCGGCTCCCAGCGTTCGACCGCTACGGCGAGCTCGTTGTAGATCTCAAGGGCGAGTGCCGGAGTCAGATCCTCGGATAGCAGGCCGCGCAGGTCGGAGCCGAAGTCGAGCAGCATGACGCGCCGGTTGCGGCGCGTCGTCCAGATCGTCTCCAGCGACTGGATCAGGTGCGCCTGGCCGGTCAGCGCCTTGCCGGTGCGCCCGTCGAGCCCGGTCCGATATCTGATTGCCTGCGCCACGCTTCAAAGCTCCTTCAACGGCGCTTCGCGGGCCTGGCCGGTGGCGCGTCCGGCTCGCCGAGAGCGGCCTCACCTTCGCCGGGTTTCGCCTCGATGCGCTCAAGTTCGGCGCCGACCGGATCGGCAGGCCGGATGGTGCCGGCGAGCAGCTCCAGCCGCGCCTCGTCCTCGGTCAGCGGCAGCAGCGCGTTGCGGTCGACGATACGCCGGCCGGCGACGTGGGTGCCGGCAAGATCGGTCACTCGGTAGTTCTGGCGGTCCATTTCAGGGTCTCCTGGTCAAACTGCGTACACGCGGGTGGCGCTGCCGATGGCCACGTCGCCGTCACTGTCGGCGTCGCCCTTTCGGTGCAGCAGCTGGCCGCCCTCGCCGCCGAGATGCGTCTCGCCGTCCGAGACGATCTTGGGCGAAATAAACCTGATGGCGCCGCCGCCGATCTCGATGCGGTCGCCGCCGCACTCGATCACCGCGACGGTGGACGATTTCGACGGCGCGTCATGATCCTTGTCATAGGTGCCGGGCCGCGCGATCGACGCCGGGCCGACCGTGCCGGACTGGCTCCACAGCACCATCTGCTCGCCGATCGCCGGCTCGCTATGGACGCGCATGCCGCCGGCGGCCGGCTCCTCCCACCGCCCCCAGGGTCCCAGGATCGGCTCGCCCTTCGACGTGGTGCCGATGCGCAGCCGCAGGAGCCGCTTTTCGGGATCGACCTCGACAACCTTGCCCGGCAGCGCCTGCAAGGCGATGCGCCGGTCGGCGGCGGCCACCTTCTTGTGGAGATACCTGATCTCCTCGGTCGCGGCGTCATGCATCGCCGTCCTCCGAGACTTCCAGCGCCGGCAGGAAGCGCGCGATGGCGTCGATGGCATCCTGGTCGGCGTAGTCGATGGTGCCGTGCTCGGGATCTGTCCGGCCCGTCGCGGTCGGGAAATGCGTGGCGCCGATGTCGGCGATGGTCTGTGTCCAGGTCACCACATAATAGGCCGTCTGCTGGGCGGCATCCTTGATGGTGAAGAAGGGCTTCAGCTCGGGCGTCGCATCCGGCGCCGGCGGCAGGATGCCGGTGCGCCCCCAAAAGCAGGCGGAATCGTCCGACAGGATGCGCAGCAGCTGGCCGCCGATCGCGGCGCCGACCACTTCCTTCTCGACGCGGCGGCCGGCGACGATCTTAGGCTCGGCGATGATGTAGGCGACCCACTCGACGGCCGCCCCGAAGGAGCCGTCCAGCACGGCGGCCCTGCGGATGCGGGACCAGCCGATGCCGATGCCGGGCGCGGTGGCGACGGACTTGGCGAGCAGCTCCGACAGGTCGACCTTGCCGGGATGCGCCTCGATGCTCACGCCCGGCAGCAGCGCGCGCAGCGTGGCCACGATCGCCTCCTGCACGGGCACGAGCGGATCGGCGGCAACGAGCTGGTCGAAGGGCTTGGGCTGGATCATTGCGCCAACCCGAAATGATCTGTCACCAGGTCGATGATCTCCTGCGCGTTGGCGTCGGAGATGCCGACGAAGGGCCGGGCGGGGATGGTGACCGACTTGGCGTAGCGCACGCCGTCGCCGGCGCCGAAGGCTGCGGCCGGCACCGCGAGATAGCGGGCGTTCTTCGGCGTGATGGTCATGCCATCCTGGTGGACATGGGCGTATTCCCAGCTCGCCCCCCACTCGGCCTGCTCGGCCGAGGAACTGTGCGCGACAGAGGCAAGCAGGTGCTGCCCGGTCTCGACCAGAATCGACGTACCCTTCAGGTTCGGCGGCCAGGCCGCGCCGTCCGGCGAGGTCTTCTCCGAGGAAATGCGGCGGCGGGTCTGCATCTCGCCCATCGCGCCGATCGCCGACATCAGCTCGGACGGCTCGAATTCCAGGATCGGCCGCAGCTTTTCCAGCGCGCCGTCGATCGAGCTGGCGTCGATGACGATGGATACGCCGATCTCCATCAGATCCTCCCGAGCCGCTGGCGGGTGAACATGCGCTCGGGCGCCTCCACCACCACCTCGTTCTGGCCGATATGCGCGGGCTCGTTGTTGTCGCCCGATGCACCCGCACCGGGACCGTCCAGACCGAGCGCGCCACGGCCGGCGGCGATCGCCTCCAGCCGCTTGATGGCCGCCTCGTAGCGCTCCTTGATGATGTCGCTGGTGCGGGAAAACGCGATTGCCGTGCGGTAGAGCGCGATGTCCATGCAGTAGATCTTGAGCACCTCCAGCGAGCCGGCGTCGAGGCGGGCGAGATCGGCGGGCGAATAGCGCGCCTGGAGGATGGCGCGGATCTCCACCGAGGCATCGGCAAGGGCGGCCTCGATGCGCGCATCCACGCGCAGGCCCGTCTGCTCGTCGGCCGCAAGCAGGGCGATCTCCTGCGGATAGCGGCGCTCCAGGTCGGTGATGGTCGCATAGGCCGTCATGGGCCGGTCAGCCTTCCTATTATAAAGAGGGACGGGGTCGCCCCGCTAACCCCGCCCCACCGCATCACGCACCCCCATGCACCCCCGATGCGCGGGCGGATCAGTCCTTGCCGGCGTCCTCGACGATCGGCGCGACCGACAGCATCGGGTCGGCCAGCAGCAGCTTCACCGCCGCCTCCTGCTCCTCGGCCGTCTCGCCCAGATCTTCCATCGTCAGGTCGCGCGGCGCCGTGTCGAACGACTGGCCGGCACGCCGGCGCGGGCCGGCGGGCGCCGTCACGCGGATGCGCGCCTTGCCGAGTTCGATCGGGGCCGCCGCACCCTCGGGCGGGATGGTCTTCGTGGTTTCCTTCGCCATGTCAGGTATCTCCGTTCGGCTTCACGTCGGCGATCGGTGGGCCGCCGCTACTTGAGCAGCGGCGCCTCGATCAGCTGGACGAGGTTGCGGTTGGTGTTGGTGGAGCCGGAGATCTGTTCGCTGAGCAGGATGTCCCGCGCCGTGAACTGGTTGTTCGGCCCGACGATCAGATGCGTCGGCCGCACACCGAGAGGCCGGCCTTCATCGTCCGTGAACTTGGTCATGGCGGTGTAGGCGGCGCGCAGGTTGGTGGCGTCGAGCGTCGCCTTCGACCCGAAAGCCATCTGCCAGAAGCCGAAGCCGGCGGCCACGCGGGTGCGGATGCCGTAGGTGTACTGGTCGCGCATGAACACGCTTTCGGTCGAGTTCGGGTCTTCGAGCCGGTTGAACTCGTAGTCCGTGCGCTTCTGGAAGATGAACGGCTTCAGCGGCCGCGACAGGTCGGCCAAGATCCACGTCTCGCCGGCGCCGGACTGGACGTTCGAGACCGACGTGACGGCGCCGGGCTTGCCGACCGGATGATCGCTGTCGAAGAAATACTGGCCGTCGTAGCAGTTGGCTGCGAAGGCGCCGTTGATCAGCTCAAACACGATCTCGTCGGGATGCGAGGCGGCCGACTGGCCCATCATCTCGAAGCGCTTTGCATAGAGGCCGAGCTTGTCGTCTTCGATGTCGTCGCGGAGCACGCCGATGGTGAGCTCGAACTTGCGGTTGCGGATCGAGTAGACCTTGGTTCCGAGGCCGTGGACGTGGCGGTCGCCTATCCATTCACGCAGCTTCGGGATGGTGTTGAGCCATCCGTAATCCTCGACCGATGCGTTCGAGGTCACGACGGTGGCGACCGATTCCAGCAGGGCCTTGTGGCCGTCGAAGCCGATCTGGAAGGAGGTCTTGAACCCGCGCTGGGCGGCTTCGAGCAGTGCTGGAGTGATGACGCGGGCCATTTCGTGTTTCCGTTCCTGAAAGTTGCTGGATTGGGCGCCGTGCGAACGCGGCCTAGCCGACCTGGACCCAAACGCCGTCGCTATCGACGTCGACAACCTTGCCGGCGACAGAGCGGGTGTTGGTGCCGTTCGTCTTGGCGACCGTCTGATCGTCGACGACGTAGCAGTCCTTGCCGATGTCGGCGGCGGCGATGGCGTCGGTGGAAGTGGAGTTGAAGAACTTGAAACAGCCGCGCTCGACCGTGACCTTCACGTCGCCGTCGCCACCGTTGGTGTTGTCCACCGTCTCGGTCGCGATGCCGAGGGTGACGAGGCCGGTCGCGGCCTTGCCCGGCACGGCAAGGCCGGTATCCATCACGACGAGCGCGCCGTTCCAGATCTTGGTGGAGCCCTTCACGGGCGGGGTGCTCTTGTTCCCCTCCCTACGGGCGGGGACGCGGGGGCCGGACATGCTCATCGAAAATTCTCCGTTGAAGCTGGATTCGCCACCGTTCAGGCGGCCGGCAGGCCGTTGGCCTTGCGGAACTGTTCCTCAGTCAGGCCCAGATCGCGCATGATGTCGCGATCCTCGGCCGACAGCGTCGCCACCTGGCCGGGCGGCGTTTTCTTGTCGAGACCGGAAGCGCCGAGGCCGGGCGCGGTGGCATCGATCAGTTTCTTGACCTGGTCGAAGCCGCCGGCGGTGGCGCAGAGCGGCTCCAGCTCGGCGCGCTGCGCCGGCGTGATCTTCTTCGCCGTCAGCGCACCTTCGAGTAGGTCGGTCACCTCCTTGTCGTGGCCCGCCTTCTTCAGCGCCTCCAGTTCGGCGGTCGTTGCCGACAGCGTGGCGAGCGTCTGCTCGTGCACGCCCCTGTCCACCCGCTGCGAATGCGCGGCGATGGCCGCGAGGCAGGCGGTCTCGTCGGCGGTTTCGGCCAGGCCGAGGGCGATAGCGATCTTCTTGAGCATGGTCGGGTCCCTGAAAGTGTGGGTGGGGTCGGCGGACGCGACCGCCGGCATGGAGATTCCGGGTGCGGCGACGAGGCCGACCGAGTGCAGCCAAATGGCCTTGCCGTTTTCATCGGCCGGGAAGGCCGGCGAGATGTAGCGGTGGGTGCGCGCCTTGAGCACGGCGAGCCCGCCATCGAGCCAGGACGGGCGGCCGTAGAGGCCGTCCTCGCGCGCCGCCAACTCCACGATCCACGCAACCGCCGGCGCGGTATCGCCGAACAATGCCTTCTTCGGAATGGCGTGATCGATGTCGATCGGCACGTCGACGGCGTCCGCCCGGAAGCGACTCACCAGCAGTTCGGGATCGACTTCGAGCTGACGCCCGTCGCGCGCGGTGAAGCGGCCGCGCGGCGCCAGTTTGATCCATTCGGGTGCGGCGTGCGTCTCCTGCGCCTGCGCATCGGCAGCGTAGACATCGAACGTGATCGCTCCCGTCACGGCATCGGCCGCCGGCCGGTCGGCATCGGAGGCAGCGAACAGTTCGAGGCGGGGGCGGCTTGTCAAACGCGGGTCCATGGGCGCACATTGGACAAGCGCGGACCACGTCATGGGGCTGACAATTGTCAGCCCCATGACGTTTCAGGCCGAGCTACGTGCGCCGCCGGCGTTTGGCGCTCGCCTCGCCCGCCGATAGGGCGCCAATCGCCCACAACGGCTTTGAAAATGCCTTTGAAAGATTTTCAGGCACGACGGGGCGGCAAGCAGCGAAGGCGCGCCAGCGGGCCTTAAAACCGGAAGCTTGAATTCCTGGGCGCGAGGGAGCACATTGAGGGTGCGCGGCGGCGAAATCGGTTGCCCTAGATTGGCCGCGGAGGGACCCGCCGACCCTCCCTGCCGCGCCCCTCCATCTCACCCGGCAAGATCACGAACATCGTCCAGGGACAGTCCGGCGCGCGCGAGCGCCTTGACGATCTCTTCCACGCGCCGCTGGTGCATGGAGTTGACGCGCAGGTAGCCGCCGGCCGACAGCTTGACGAACACCCGCCACCAGGTCTTGCCGACACGGGCGATGATGGCGCGCACCGCCGGGTCGCCGCGATCGTCGGCCAGGATGGTGCCGGCGTCGATGATCTTCGGCAGCAGCGCGAAATCGTCCATGCTCATGCCGTGCCGCACCAGACGGGTCACGATGGTATCGGCCGCGATCGACACCAGTGGCGAGACGGCGCCCGCCAGCTCCTCGGCCAGGCGCGGCGACAGGCCGGCCGGCAGCCAGGTCTTTTCGGGCAGCAGGGGCGCCACCCGCAAAAACGGGTCCGCCCACATCTCGATAAGCTTCGCCTGCGCCTCGGCCGGCGTCGCGTCGCGGACGGCCGCCTCAAGATTGCGCATCAAGGTGGTGGCACGCGCATAGCCGGGGTTGGTGTGCCAGCCGGGATCGATGCCGGCGGGCACCATGGTGATCTCGCCGGTGCGGCGGTTGCGGTGCATGACGGGCGGGCCGAGATCCGGCACCTCGGTGGTGTAGCGGATGCCGCCGGGCTCCGGCTTCAGGGCCAGCAGCCGCTTGGCCTCCCGCTCGGTGATCTGCATCACCTGGCACTTGCAGCCCCAGCCGTTGGGCGGGAAATGCGTCTGCCAGAACGGATGGTCGACGGGCAGGATGATGCCGACCCATTCCAGATGCTCCTCGCGCGGGTCCTTCGAGGTGGTGCGGATGTACACGAAATAAGGCAGGAACTTCTTGGTGCGCTGCGCGCGCTGCCACTGGCCGGCGGCGCGCGCCGAGTTCATGTTTGCCCAAAAGATGGTGCGCAGGCGCCGCGTCGAGGAGAAATCGACGATGCGATCCGGCTCAAGACCTTCGGGATCGGAGACCACGCGCGGCCCGTACCAGCCGAGCCGCGACAGATCCTCGCGGATCTTCAGCCGCCAGGTCTCGAAGCTCTGGCCTTCGCGCAGCGCGGTGGCGATCGAATCGCGGAAGGTGCGGGTCAGCTCCAGCTCGACGGCGCCGGAGACCATGAATGCGTAGGAGTGTTCCTCGCCCCAAACGTCCAGCCATTTGAAGGCCGGCGCCAGCGCCTTGCGCTCGAAGTATTCCGGCACTTCCGAGGGCGGGGCAAAGCCCCTGCGGGGCTGCGCCATCAGGGGCCGCCCGCCAGATCCTCGACGACATCGACGATGACGCCGACGCCGACCTTGTAGCGCGGCGACCCCTCGGTTTCGTCCCGGAACTCGAAGTCCATCGTCACACCCGGGCGACTGAGACCGATGCCGAGTTCCCTGGCGACGGCATCGGCCACGATGCGCTTCAGCTCGTGGCGGTCGATGATGACGCGGTGGCGGCGTTCATGGACTTCCGAGGAGTGAACTCTGGCCATGGTCAGTCCATCACGTCGCCGAGGCCGCGCGAGATCGCGGTCAGCCGCGCGAGCTTCTCCGCCAGCTTCGTGCCGCCCGGCCCGGCCGCCTCCAGCATGGCGAGCGCCTCCTCGTAGCTGGTCGCCGTCTCGATGATGGTGGTGAGCGGGCTAAGCAGGGGCGCCGTCACTTCCTCCCAGTCGCTCAAAGCGCCTTCAAGCAGCGCGTCGACGGCGTCATGGGCGTTGCCGGCCTCGACCTCGGCCGCCAGCGTCTCCAGGCAATCCGGGCAGCGGCAGCGCTCGCCGTGTCCGGCGGCGAAAGACTCGAATTTCTTCTGGCGTTTCGACCATCGCGCCTTGGACTGGTCGGGCGCGGCGGTATCGCCAGGCACCGGCGCCCGCTTTGGCGTCGTCAGCAGCACGTCGCCCTCGCTCGGCTCGGACAGCCCGAACTTCTCGCGCATCTCGCGCTCCGACACGCGAAGCCCGAACGGCACCAGCGAGGTGACGCCGTTGGTGAGCACCTCCAGGTCCTCGGGGTCGGGCACCGGCATGGTGAGCTGCGGATAGTGATCCTGCGGCCCGAAGTTCATGGCAACGAATGGCTGGACCAGGTCGCGCGTGACGGTGGCGGCGAGCTGGGCGCAGTCGGCGCGCAGGATGTCGAGGCGGACCTCGTTGTGGATCTTGGCCTGGCCGAGCGAGGAGCCGTCGTCGGACGTCATCGTCTGGCCGACGACGAGCTTGGAGATCTGCTTGTCGACATATTCGAGCAGGCCGCCGAACACGGCCGCGCCCTGCTGGCCGGAGACCTCGTGAAACTCGACCGACATGCCCTCGGGAATGATCGCCGCCGCGTCGTTGGCGATCGAGGTGACGGCCTTCAACAACGTGCGTTTGTCGCTCTCGGAGGCGCCGCTGTGATATTTGCCGACGCGCAAGGGCATGCCGTACACTTCGGAAAACCCGGCCCAGTCCTGCAACGTGAATGTCTGGATCAGATAGGCCCAGGCGGCCGGCCGGGCGACGCCGCGCCGGTAGGGGATGCCCATCTTGGCGCGCGGAAGATGGCGCAGGAACTTGGCCGCCGGCAGCGGCGCGCCTTCGAGCGAGCCGTCAACAGCCAGGCGCAGTTCCGAAAGGGACAGGCGGTCGAACTGGAAGAAGCGCGCATCGCGGAAGATATATTCGACCGGGCGCAGCGCCTTGCGCTGGTACTCCCACATCATCTCGACGGCGGCGATGCCCTTGGCGATGCCGTCCGACAAGGCCCCTAAAGCCTCCCGGAAGCTGGCTTCCTCGACCAGCTCCTTGGTGGCGTCTACGATTTTGGAGGGCACCTCCCTATGCGCTTCAACGGCGATATCCACGCTCTCGATGGCGAGGCGGCGCGTCTGCAGCTGCGAGGCATAGTGCAGGTAGCGCTCCTCCATCTCCTCGGCGAGGGTCAAATAGTCGCGCGCGTTGCCCTCGGCGGCCGAGTGCAAGATCCGCGCGAGGCGATCAGGCGTCATACCGGTGGCCACCCGCTCCTCATGCACGCGACGGACGCCGGCGACTGTTGGAGCGGCCACTTCGGTGGCGAGCAACTCCTTGACGATCGGCTGGCCATCAGGCCCGAGTATGCGCGAGGTCACCATGCCCGTCTCCCGAAATCGCCGCCACCATCGTCGTCATCCGCCGCGTCGCCGCCGAAACCGCCAGCCTGATCTGCCGCCGTCGTGTAGCCGTATTCGTGCCACTGCATGCGGCTGGCGAAATGCGCCAGGCCCAGCGCAACCGCGAAGTCACCGTGCCGCTTGGCGCCGGCTTCCCCGACCCGCTCATCTGGGACCATGGGGATGCCACGCACCACCTTGATCAGGCGCAGGTCGACAGTGTGTTCGGAATCCTTTGCCAGCGCGATCGAGCCGTCTTCAAAGGCGGTTTTAAGGGGCGACAGATGCTCGTTGTACCAGCCGCGCGACAGCGTGATCTGCCAGACCAGTCCGCCGGGATGGTCATCAGCATGGATGCCGAAGATGCGCCCGAGATCCTCGGCGAGGTTAGCGCCGGAGCCGGTGGCGTCGATCGCCGCGCCCGTCAGCCTGGGGGCGTGGTGCAGGATCATCTCGGCGATCTGCTTCTGCTCGGCATAGGGGACGTTGCGCAGTTCCACGGTCAGCGCGGATCGCCGGTTGAGCACCTGGTCGATCGCCAGCAAGACCATGACCGCCGGATCGTTCTTGCGCGCCGGGTCGTAGCCGAAGGCGTGCAGCCGGCTTCGGTCCAGCCCGGCCAGAACCTCCTTGATCGCATCGAGATGGAGCGCCATCAAATGGTCGCGTTCCACCTTCGGCCGTTGCAAATAGTCGGCCGGCAGCGCGATGCGGATGATCGGCGCCTCTGCCGGGTCCAGCGTCATGCGCGCCTCGATCAGCGGCGTGGTTAGCCAGGCGCCCGAGCCCATCGAGGGGATGCAGAACAGCTCTTCATCGGCGCCGTCGCCGTAGAAATCGATGATATCCTGTCGCCACGCAGCCTCGGCCGCCGGCGACCACTCCTTGCCGGTGACAAGGCAAATGCGTTGGTACAGGCCGTCGAGCAGCGCCTCGTCGAAGTCGATGCGCATGTGCGCGAACTTCGACCGGCCGCCGAGGATATCCTGCACCTGGATGTTGAATTCGTTGTCGGTGCCGTTGTGCGTCGAACATACCACGACCTGGCCGCCCCACATCAGGAAGGCCAGTGCCGCCTTCAGCAACTCCTTCAGACTATCGACGAAGGCCGCCTCGTCGATGATGACCAGGCCCTGCTTGCCGCGCAGCGTGCGCGGCGCCGACGACAGCGCGAGAATCTCGAAGCCCGAGGCGAACCGGATGCGGAACGCCTGAATCTGCCGTGTTTCGTCGGGATGCGCTGGGTCCGTGTCATCAAACAGGAATTCGTCCTGAGAGATGGCGGCTTCTGCGAAGACCCGTGCCCACATGGCGCAGGCGTCGATGAACTCACGCGTCATCTCCTGCGAATAGGAGATGTACATGGCGTCCATGCCGCCGGCCGACTTGATGCGGCTGGCCCTCAGCACAGCGTAGGAGGCAAGCCCCCAGGTCAGGCCGATGCGTCGGGACTTTTCGATGACCAGGACGGCCGTGCCGCTCTCAAGCTTCGCCACCGTGCGGGACTGGTAGCCGAGAAGCACATCGGGCAAGCCGACCGCGTCGATAACATGGTCGAGATTCGCAATGCTTTCGCGGCGGACCTGCTCCCACTGTTCTTTTGTCAGAGGGCCAGACATCAGGCCCTCACGCCGAGGATCTTCGCCTTGATCTCTTCCGCCGTCTCGGCCGACATGCCCTTGGTCCTGGCCACCGTGTCGACGGCCTTTTCGACGTCGGCCTTGAACTCCTTCTCCACCTTCGCGCGGCGGGCGGTGGAGACGTGCTGCGCCTGGGCAGCCTTGTGCAGGGCGTTGGCCAGCGCCATGGCGCCCTTGGGATCGACGCCGGCTTCGCCGGCCGTGGTGAGGATCTCGAACACCAGGGTCTTGATCGCCTCGGCGGCGATGACGGTGAGGTTGTCGGACTTGCCGGCGTCGAAGCGCTTGCCGATCGCCTCGGCGATGTCGCTGGTCTGCTCCATGCGCCGCGTCAGCAGCGCGAGCTTGATCGAATGGCGGTTGAAGGCCGAGAACGACGGGATCGTGAATTCCAGCTCGCCGCGATGCTCGGCCTGCAGGGCCTGCATCTTCAGGAAGAATTCCTCGTAGATCTCCGTCTGCGTGCGCTCGCGGTCGCGCAGCTGCTCCTCCGCCCATTCGATGATGGAGTCGCACTCGGGTGGCAGTCGCTCGATCGCCGATAGCTGGCCGCGTCCCTTGGCCATCTCAGACCTCCGGCGAAGGACGGGCGATGCCTTCCAGGATCGTGCGGCGCTCGGCATGGTCGAGCCCGGCGCGCGTGATCGTGGCGACCAGGACGGTTCCGGCCTCGCTGAGCCTGACGGCGCCGACATCCTCCATCTTGCGCATCTGCGTGCGCACCCATTCGCGCGAGCGGTTGTAGCCGAACTCGTCGAGAATCCGGGTAATGAGCACCTCGTTGAGCCGGCCGTCCGCCTGCCGGGTCAATCCCCTCAGGATGACCAGGCGCGCATCGAGCTGGAGATATTCTTCGTAGCCGCTCATTTCCTGTCCTGCTTGAGAAAGTCGTCGATGCGCAAAACGGTGCGCTGCACGCTGCTCACCGACTCGCCGAGGATGCCGACCGCGCCGCGCAACTCGGACAGCGCAAGCTTCAGTTCAACGACGGCATCCTTGTCGGGGAGGTGCCGGAACTCGGTTTCGAGCGTCTGGATGCGCCGGTCATGCAGGGCGATCGCGCCGTCGATCGCGTTCATGTCCTCGCCGTGCTTGGCCTTGTGGGCGGCCAGATCCTTGGCCACCTGCTTTTCGCCGGCCGTGAACCAGCCGTAGACGATGCCGGCGAGCGCGATGGCGCTGAGAAGAAAGCTCACCCACTGGACGGGGTTTTCCGGCATCAGGCTCGCCTCCTGCGCTGTCTTTCCGCGAAGGTGGCGCAGTCGACGCACTGCCTGGTGCCCGGCACCGCAGCGCGACGGGCCTCGCCGATCGGCTCGCCGCAATCGCACACCAGCGGCCCCGCGCCGTCACCACGCTGCCCGCGCGCCGCCGCCTGTACGCGCGCGATCCCGGCGGCGCGTTCCTGCTCGGCGCGGCGGTCGGCCAACTCATAGGCGATGTTGCCCAGGTTCACGGCCGCGTCACCTTTTCGGTCGGCAGCCCGAAGGCCCGCTCCCAGCCCCGCGTGACGGTGGCGAGCGCGCTCTCCAGATGCCGGATGTATTCGGGCACGCCGATCAAGGAGCTGCCCCCCCAGCAGCCGCTGCTGGGCTTCGATCTCGCGGCGCAGCGCGTTGTTGACCGCGCAGACCTCGTCAGGCGTCAGGGCGAGCCGGATAGGGTTGGTCATTTCGCACCCCAGGCGGCAACCGCGTCCCTGGCCTTCGTCGCGAAATCCTTCACCGTGTGCCCGCCCATGTAGAAGCCGGCGAAGAACATGAACATCGTCACCATGGTGGAGACGTCGACGATGAGCCCGAGCCGCTCGCCGGTGCCGAGCAGGCCGAGCAGGAAATTGACGATCGGCAGGCCCGCCGCATACCAGGCGAACAGGGCGATGAAGATCCACATGCCGGCCGGCCGCCATGCCCACGTCCACCAGGAGTCGCCGCTCTTCTCCATCTCGGCGAGCATCAGCCGGTTGGCCTCGCGCTGCTGCTCGACCCATGCTGCCACGAGCTGGGGCGCTTGAGCCTCGGCGGCGGCCACGGCCGCCTCCAGGTCCTTCGACGGCAGTGACGGCAGTGCCTCCGGGGCGACACCCGCCTGGGCGGCGATGGTGTCGATGACCATGCCGCCGATGTCGCCGGCGACGCCGCCGACGTACTTTTCGAGCAGGCCCTTGACGATCGGGGCGCCTACCTTGGCGGCGGCGGAAATCAGGACGGATGCGACAATGGCGCTCATGACAGCACCGCCATGGTTACCGAGGCGAGCCACATCGCCAGCCCGAGCCAGAAGAAGCACATGCTCGCGATCGCGAAGATGATCAGCCATGGCAGGTAGCCGGAAACCCCCGGATCGAGGTCGCGGCTACCGGCGGCCGCGAGAACGCCGGCCACCGCTGCCGAGACCAATGCCAGAGCCAGGAGAAGGAGTGCTACATTCACGACCGCACCGCCTCGGCCTCGGCCGCATAGGCAGCGGCGCGCTGCTTGTGGATGATCGCCCGGATGATGAGGATGGCCGCCACCAACGCCCCGGCGGCCAGCAGCCCGCCCAGCACCCAGCCGGCGATCTGGTCGGCGTGCTGGGGATTGATCAGCACGTCGCCGCCGCCGGCCGTGGTGGCCGTACCGGCAGTGCCGGCGCCGGCGGTCTGCTTTTTGGCGGTGGCGGTGGCGGCCGTCGATTCCTTCGCCAGTTCCTTGCGGACCTCGGCCGAGCTGGTGGATCGGGCCAGCGCCCAAGCGACGCCCTTGGCCTCGATGTCGGCGACACGCCGGCTCCAGCCCTTTCCGAACGTCTTCCAGATGGCGAGCGAGCGCATGAAGCCCAGCCGCTTGGCGCACAGCCTCTTGACGGTTTCGGCATCCGTGCCGCCGATCGCAGCGAACAACCAGTCCCTCGCCCGCTTCGGCCCTGAATTCACGGCGGCGTCGAAGGTGGCGAGGTCCACGCCAGCGCCCAGGCCATCGCATTTGCAAGACGACCAGAACTCCTTCTGATAGATCTCGGACAGCAGCCCGTTCGAGATGTTGCGCAGCTGGGTCTTGGACGCGCCGGGCTTGTATTTCCGGTAGAGCTTGAGCGTGACGCCCTTCATCGTGGCGCCGCCAGGGTCCTTCGGATTGTCCGACCAGTTACCTTCGTGGGTAAGCGTGACGGCGAGACATTTCTGGAAATTCCCGAGCATGACACCCCAGCCAAAAACGAATACGGCCGGGAAAGACCCGTGCCTTGCGGCACATTGCGAATTGGTGGGGATGGATAGGGGGCTGACATTTGTCAGCCCCATGGGCTGACCATGCGCAAAGAGTGCGGTCAGGTTTCAGGTTTGTCAAACAGGTCGCCCTGCCGATCGTCCTTGGTGAGGTCGGCCTTAATGATGTCTGCCTTGACGCGCCACACCGTGCGTTCGTGCACGCCGACCTTGCGCGCGGCGGCCCGGGCGCTCACGCCACCCTCCAGCGCCTTGACGACATGGCGCCGTGCGGCCTTGCGCACGCCAGCCGGCCCGAGCGGGATCAGCTCGTGGCGTACGCCGCGCACGCGGGCGTCCGCATCCTGGATGGCGAGCGCCGTGCAGATACGGTCCGCCACCTCCAGCCCGACGATCTCGGTCAGCCAGTGGTCGGGCCGGGCGCGGGCAGGAATGTCGGCGCGGGTGCCGCCGCGAGCGGCGGCGACCGCGAAGGCGACCTCCTTGCCGGCGATGTCGGCGATCTCGCCCAGGATGCCGGGCAGGCTCGACTTCGTCACGCCGGCCCTCCCGGCGCCTTGCCGATCGAGCATTCCAGGCGGAGCTGGCGGGCGCGCAGGTCGCGCAGGCGCGATTCGAGCTCGATGCGGTAGTGCGCATGGCGTGGCAGCCGGCGGATGCGCTCGGCGAGTGCTGCGCACTGCGCCGCCAGGCGGTCGATCTCGCTCTGCTCGTGCCAGACGAGCAGAGGCAGGATCTTCGGCCGGGCGGCGCGGGCCATGATCATGTGGCCCCCTGGAACCTGTCGACCTCGTTGCCCCACACCTCGCGGCCGGGCCACGGCTCGCGGCCGAACAGCTCGCAGGCGAAGACGTCGGGCAGCAGCCGGTCGATCATCTCGCGGGCCTCCGGCGGCTTGCGGCTGTGCTCGCGCCGCACACTCTCGATCAGGTTGCGCACCGATTTCGAGCGATAGGCCGGCTCGCCGATCGTGCCGACCAGGAACGGTTCGGTGGTGGTGCGGAAGATGTAGCCGGGGCCGAAGGCGCGCTTGCCGGATGGCATGGTCTTGGTCCAGGCGCCGCCTGTCTTGTAGGTGAAGCCCCACGATTTCATGGTCGCAAGACCCTGCTGAAGGTGCGGCCACGTGCACCACAGCCACAGCAGGCAGTTGCCGGACGCCAGATGCGACACCGGCAGCGCCGCGATCTCGCGCGCCGACATGGTGGCGTAGTGGGCTTCCGGGCTCTTGGCGTAACCCTTTGCCGAGCGCATGCGGTAAGCCCAGGGCGGGTCGGCGAGGATGGCGCCGTATTTGAGCGGGGTGAGATGGCCGAACGGCCAGTCGGGGAGCATCATGCCGCTACCCCCCCCCCCGCTGGGATATTCACGATGTCAAAGAGCGCGCGCATGGCTATTCGCCGTCCGCGAGTTCGGCAGGGTCGAGCGCCGGCCTGCCGGCGGGCAGGACGGTGACGACGACGGTATCGACCGCCGTCGCGCGCAGAACCAGCTTGACGTTGTCGATGGCGACGCCGACCGCGCCGAGCCGGGCGCCGTTGGCGGCGCGGCCAGCCAGATGGCGGCGCAGCGCCTTCACGTCGAGACCGTAGGCGCGCTCCAGGTAGCGCAACACGGCACGGTCGGACACGCGGACCAGCATCGCCTCACTCCATCATGTTGAGGCCGCAGCCACTGCAGGACATGCGCAGATGGTCCCTGCGCCCGGCGAGGCCGGCGTGGATCATGCCGCCGCAGCGCGGACACACGCACCGGCAGCGGCGCAGGCCGCGCTTCAGCATGATCTTCTTCAGCTTCAGGCCGGTCTCGATGGACAGCGCGACGGCCCCGGCGAAGCTGTCGGAGGCGGCGGCGCTCATGACCGGCGCCTCCTGCGCACTTCGGCGCCCCACGCTTTGTTGACCTGCTGCCAGTCGCGTATTGTGAGGGCGTTGATCGTGTGGTCACCAAAGCGCTCGGGGTGGCCGATCGTCTTCCAGGTCGCCTCTGAAAAGGCGATCTCGTCGAACGTGCCCAAGGCAGCGAGAGGATTGAGAGTGCACCACTGCGCCCAGGCGACCTTGGCGGCGTCATGCTTCAGCCAGGGGCGGCCATGCGTTTGCGTCCACTCGACGCCGGCTTCGCGCGCCATCCAGCCCTTGAGCGCCTCGATGGCTTTCTTCGCCTCGGCCGGGTCGACCAGAAACCGGGTGTGGTCGACCTTCGTCTGCTTGCGCACGAAGGCGGCAAGGCCCTCGTCAGTGCGATCGCGCGTCAGGCCCAGGTGCCACATGGCGATCCATAGCGCCTGCAGCTTCTTCGCAAACGGGCCTTGAATGCGCTTCGAAGGAGACTTTGAAGGCGCAGCGGCCGTCCTCGAAAAGCCCAGCCTCTCGAACTCCGCGAGCACGGCCTGCCGTTCGGTCTGCGTCATGTCGGCCGAGGACGGTTTGCCGGTCGCCCGTACGAGCACGGCGCGATAGGTATCTTCGTCGAGGCCGAGCTGCTTGCGGGCGACGTGGATGGCGGCAAGCGCACTCATATCAGCCTCCACATGCGCAGCAGAACCCATGTGAGCGCCGACACGAAGATGACGATGCCCGCGACCAGGAGACGGTCTTCCTCCTGGTGCAGGTTCTTCACGGTCGGCGCTGCGACGCCGATCGCGACGAAGGTGGCAAAAAGGTCGAGGGCGGTGACCAAGGTCATGACAGGTAGCGCTCCAGGTCGCGGGCGGCGTCGGCGAACGTGCCGGACAGGCCCCCGTACACCGAGCGGCCGCCGGGGAAGCCGCAGGTTGCTTTGCGGCCTGCAACGAGATTTTCAAGCACTTTGCGCATCGACGGCGTCAGCTTCTTTCTGCTCATGACAGCCACCTTTCGATGTCGGTCGCCATGTCGCGAAGGTTCAGCGCCACGACGATCTCCCACCCCCCGTTTACGCTTTCACGATCAGGGTCATAGATCCTCGCCACAGGATCACCGGCCTCGTTGGTGACGATGTCGCAGAGCCCACGAGAATGCAGTCTGAGCGTGTCGGCCAGCGCGTTTTCGATCTGGATGAGACGGGTCCTCATCTTCCAGCCTCCTCAAGCAGTTCGGCAGCGCGCTCGGAAAGTTCCGGCCGGAAAAAGCCGATGCGGATCTCCAGCGGCGAAGAAAAGCCGCCCACCTCATCCCGGCCGGTGAGCAGCGGCGTGTCGATGCAATCGGCAAGGCATTCGGCAAGCCGCGCCTCAAGCGTCGGCCTGCAATCCACTACCTCGCCCATGGCGGCATCGATGGCGCGGTCCAGGTCCTCGCCGAAAATCATGCCGTAGCCCGGCCGCGCGATGGTGAAAACGCCGTTAGGAACGTCGCCTGCCGACCGCAGCCTCAGCCGGTTGCGCAGATGTCGATAGCGGGCGGCAACGCGGACCAGCTCAGCCTGGATGCAATCCTGGCAACGGGAACACAGATCGTGGTCGGCCCAGCACAGCGGCTCGCCGTCGATTTCCATGCCGGGTTCGATGTGGGTGATGCCGCACTCACGGCACTGGCGGTCTGTCATCGGGCGAACTCCTCCGCATCATCCAGGACAGCATCGACGAGGTCATCGACCGCCACGCGCTCGACGATCTGGCGGATGAGCGCATCCACCGAGATCTCGCGGGCCACCGCGTGCGGCCGGAGCATCTGACGAATATCCAGGGGGAAAGATCCCGCAGATGGCCGCGCGAAATCACGCTGCGGCTCGCGTGCACGACGGCCGGAACATTCGAGCGCGGATACTGTCTTGACGTCGATGCCGAGCTGACCGGCAATCCATTCACGAGTCCGGCCGGCGTTGCGCAGCGCGACAACGGCGGCAGTGCGGCTTTCGTAGCCGAGGGCAGGCTTTGCGGCGCCCATCCCTCAGCCCTCCCTCGGCTCGATCGGCACCGGGCCTGAGCCGTGAGGATTGAAGCCGTCGTCGGAAACGCCGGCCGTACCGATCTTCCGCCGTGCGGCGGTCTGCCAGTTGCGCAGCACGCCCCATTCGCCGCCGGTGCAGGACGAGCGGATGCCGGCGAGCTTCACGGCACATTCGTAGCCGGGGCGGCAGCTGAAGCGCGCGCCCTCGTGGCTAGCGAGGTGGGCCTTGATCGCCTCCAGCTCCTCGCCGTGGCGCTTTTCCCAGGCCGCGTAGCCGGCGCGATCGGTCAGCCAGTCGGGGCGCTCGCCGCAGCGCTCGTCCGCCTCGCGTACGAGCCGGTCGATCAGGGCGACGAGACGAGTGAGATTTTCCTGCCAGAGCGTCATGACTGGAGCGCCTCCAGCGCGGACTTGCTGGCGGCGGCGAGCTTGGTTGCCGTCGCTATTTCGTGGTCGGCGGCCGACTTGATCGCGGAGCGCTCGGCATCGATCCGGCGCATGTCCGCCTCGTACTTCTGTTCGAGCCGGTATTGTTCATCGTCCAGCTCGGCCAGTTCGTTGCGGCAGTGCTTGCGTGCGGTCTCGATCCGCTGCGCATAGGTGGATGCGGCATTCCGGTGGAAATCGCGCATCTTGTCGACTTCGACAGCGGTATCGCTGCGCAGGTCACGCAGGCTGTCGGCCAGTTCCTCGGCCCACTTGTCGTCGGTCATGGCTTCGATTTTCGCGTCCATGATCGCCCCCTATGCCTTGGCCAAGTCGATGGTGACGGCCCGCCACGGGGCGGCGGCATCGTCGCGCTCGTAGAAGCGGACATATTCCTTGGAGCCGACGACGCGCATGGCATCGCGGATGGCGTCCTGTGCGCGCCGCCAGCGCTCGTCCTGGCTGTCCAGGCGCAACAGCATGAAGACGTCGGCGCGATTGATCTGGCCCGGCTTGTCGGTGTTGAAGGCCCGCGTCACCACCGCACGGATTTCCGGCATGGCGTCGACCGCCCACTCGTTGAGGCATTCGTCGATCAGCGTCTTCGCGATCTGCAGCTCGGGGCCGAAGTCGATCAGGTCGGCGACCTGCACCTGCACCTTCATCAGGCCGTCGACCGTCTGATAGGTCCGGTTGCCCTTCACCGCCGTACGCGGCCGGCCGCCGTACTCCTGGTCAAGGATGGCGTCGAACTCGCCGAGGTCGGTCATGGTGTGCCCACGGAAGCGGCTGATCTGTGCCGACAGATCGTGGGCATAGCGCATGATCTTGCGCACGGTTTCGTCTTCGAGCTTGTGCTGGGCCTTGATCAGTTCCAGCGGCGTCCAGCGGCCCTTGGCATCGAGCATGCAGGGCTTGCCGTTGATCAGGGTGACGCCATCGTCGGGGCGTTCAAGCGTGGCTGCGTCCATCGTGGTCTTCCTTCCTGGTCGGGGTTTCGTCAGCGGCCCGCATCACCGTGAACTGGCGCGCGAGGTTTGCGAGCGGGGTCTGGATGGCCTGGTCGCGGGCGGCGTCCCGCGCATCGTTGCCGGTGATGGGCAATTGCAGCGCCCTCACCAGCAGCTCCGCCTCGATCGCCACGGCGTTGAGCGCCTCGGTCGCCCAGGCAAGCGCCAGCACTTCGGCCACCGAGGCGGCCGGCGCGTTGCGGGCCGGGCTGGCGATGATGCGGCCGGCCGCGTCGATCACCTCGACGTCGGCGGCCGCCGCCACGATCTGCTCATCGCGGGTCATGGCCGCTCCTTTCGCGGATGATGCGCCGCAAGGTGGTGGCGGCCCGCTCCAGGGCCACACGCGCGCCGATCTCGCCGCGCGTGTGGCGTACCTGCTCAAGCCGGTCGACCGCCGCGCCGACCGCGCGGCAGGCATTCATCAGTTCGATCTCCTGGAGCGTGCGCTCGGCGGCGACGGCGCGCAGGCTGGCGATTTCGGCGTCGATCTCTGCCGTGACCAGCAACTGAAGGCCCTTGCTGATGCGCTTGGCACGGGCTTCGACGGTCGAGGCCGGCGGCAACATGCCGGCGAGCTTCGCCGCGTGGCGGATCTGTTGCTGCATGTTCGACATCAGGCCGCATCCTCCTGTGCCTTGCGCACCCGCTGCGGGCACTGCTTGCAGGCGCGATACATGCGGGTGTGAAGCCGGGAGGCGTCGGTGTAGGGCCGCTCCTGCCACTCCAGGCAGACATTGCGCGCCATCTCACCACGCACCGGGCAATCCACCGTGGCGGCGAGATAGATCCCCGACACGGCCGCCTCCAGCCGCACGAGGTCGCCGCGATAGGTGTTGGAGATGACCTGGCTGACGGTCGGCGGCGAATAGGAGATGCGCCGTGCCACGGTCACCTGGTTCGAGGCATCGCAGGCTTGCGCGAGCGCCAGCACCCATGCCGGCGGCTCGCCCCAGGCGACGCGGGCCTTGGCGACGTTGTCCGTCATGGCCGGTCCTCCTCGGCCGTCGCCTCGCCCATGACCTTGCCGGCGTTCTGGTCGTAGACCAGTTTGGCGCGCAGGATCATCGGTGGCAGCGGGCCGGTGTTCATGGAGGGCTTGAGGCGCCAGACGGCGAGCCGTGCCGGCCCGCCCTTGGCGAGGCAGGCGAGATAGCCGGCCTGCGCCAGCATCTTCAGGTAGGTGCGCGCGGTCTCGAAGGGCACGGGCACCGCATCGGTCGACGCGAACGCAGCAAGGTCGCGTGCGTCGATGCCGTCGCGGCCGAGCGGGCCGCGCAGCACGTTCCACATGTTGCGCTGGCCGGTGCCCTGGATGCCGGACTTCGTAAGGCGCGGGCATTCGGCCTGGTTGCGGACGATGCGATAGGCCATCTCCGCATTGGCGCCCGGCAGCATCCGGCCGGTCGCGCCGGCCGCCTCGACATAGCCGGCATCGACCAGGCCGCGGATGAACTTGCGGATGTCGCTGCCGGCAGCGTTGGAAGCGGCATCGATCGCGGCGGTGGTGAACTCGCCGTACTGAGCCTGCAGGGCGCGCATCACGGCCCAATAGTGCGCCTGGCCGCGCAGGATGCGCTCGGCCTTGCCGAACTGGAGCCTGAGGACGATGCTCATGCCGCCACCTTCGCGATCTGCCGGCGGCGCGGCGTCATGCCGTCATGGATGCGCCCCTCGTACCCGCGCAGGTCGATCTCGGTCAGGTTGCGGTTGCGGGCGAAAGTGGCGATCGACGACAGGGTGGAGACGACCCTACGGGTGCAACCGCGCGTCTCGGCGCAGACGGCGCCCAGCAGATCGTCGGAGACGGCAAGTTGCGGATAGAGCAGCTTGGCCAGTGCACGGGCGTCGGCGACATCGCAGGGCTGCGCGGCCAGGCGCGCCTCGTCGAGCACCAGGTTGTCGACATTCTCGTGCTGCGCGATCTGCGCCGGCAGCGTCTCCTCGCCGACAAGCAGCATGGGCGTGCCGGCCCGCTTGTTGATCTCGCGGGCAAGCTGCAGCATTCGCAGATCTACCAGCATGTGGGCTTCGTCGATGATGACGGCTCGGCTCGGATCGTCGCCCAGCAGGAAGACGATCTGGTCCATCATGTCGGAAATCGTGCCGCGCGGGGTGTAGACGCTCAGGCTGTTCAGCAGCGCTGTGCAGAATTTCTTGCGGTTCCAGCTCGGAAACGCCTCGATGTAGACCGCGTTGGTGACGTTCTGCGCGTGAGTGGCAGCGACGGTCTTGCCGAAGCCGGAGAAGCCGAAGAACAGGCCCATGTTCGGGATGCCGGGCGGGCAGCGCCGGAGCGTCTCCAGCACCATCAGGCACGACGACACGTTCTTGATCGCCGCCGGACTTAGGCTGGCGGGATTGACGTTGTGCAGGTTTTGCGTCATCAAGGTCTCCATTCCAATTTTGTCGGCCGCGCGAGCGGCCTTTCTTTTTTCCGGTCAGAAGCCCATGGCTTCCCCGAAACTCTCACGCATCAGACTGAGCGCCGCGTACTCGGGACCCTCGCGATAGCCGGCGAGCCACCGCGCATCGTTTTCGTCGAGCGCTGCCCCGCTCGCCTGCAGCGCTTCCAGCTGCACCGCACGGCGATAGCGCTCGTAGGCTTCATCCACCGGACTGGCGGCCGCGCGCGGGCGCAGCATCGGCACGTTGATGTCATCCAGGAGCTGGTTGTGGATCTCGGCGGCGCGCTCGTTGAGCGGCGCCACCGGCATCGGCCTGGTCGCCTCGGCCGCCGCCTCGATCTGCGGCGTGGTGTGCGCCTCCTCGCGGCGCGGCAGGCGGATGACGTTCGAGCGCTCGGCTTCGCGGGCGGCGGCATCGCCCTTGCGGACTGCCAAATGCCGATCCATCAGCGCCGTGCCGTCGAGATGGCGCACGGCCGCCCGCGCCGGGCCGGTCACCTCCGCAATCTTGGCCTCGCGGCGAGCCCGATCGATCTTGAGCTGCTCAGTCGGGTTTACGCCGGCGAGCTCGTAGCAGATCGCCTGGGCAAGATAGATGTCGCCGCCGGGCGTGAACGCATGCGCGCGACCGGCATCCATCGGGTCCATGCGCACCAGCACGCGCGTGCCGGGGATGATCTCCGGGGCCTGGTAGTAGTGGTGGTCGATCTTGATGCCGCGCTTGCTGACGGTGCGGATGCCGCCACCACCGGCCAGAGGCATCAGCAGCACGTCGAGCGCGCGTTCGTCGACGCGGCGCATCGGCGCAGCCGAGGCGTCCGCCGCCTCGGCGGGTGTGCGGCCGCCCAGGCCGGCGTGTTCGTCGTGGGAATAGCTGTACTCTACCCACTCGTCGATGTAGCGCTGCAGCTCGGCGGCGGTGAGCTGGACGGCAAAGGCATCGGCATCGTCGCAGCCGAGGCGCTCGGCAAAGGATTTACGGCTCTCGATCGCCTTGCGGTCAGCGACATCGTGCCCGATGAAGCCCGGCAGGAGCGGGCCGGCGCCGTGCTGAAAGGTCTTGATGACCCGCTCGACGTGACCCTTTTCCTGCGGGCTGTATTTCTGCGAGCGCTGGACGTCGACACCGAGCGCGCGGAACAGCCGGTCGGTCTCCTTTGCCACGAAATCGGAGCCGTTGTCGGTCTTGATGCCCTTTGGTGCGCCCCATTGCAGGATCGCCTTGCGTGTCATCAGGCCGACCGCCGAGGCGCGCGGCGTCTTGGAGGTGGTGATGACGATGCGCCGTGTCGCCAGATCGAGGCACATATAAAGAGAGTGCCTGCCGTCGAGGCACAGCACGTCGACCGGGCTGGCGTCGATCTGCCAGAGCTGGTTCGGCTCGGTGACCCAGGCGAAGGCACTGGTGCCCGACAGTGAATAGTGCGAGCGATACTTGTCCGGGTTGGTGAGCTTGGTCAGCGCAACCTCGTGCTCCACCTTCAGCGCCGCGATGAAATGCCGGATCGTCCGCTCCGGCGGCATCGGCTTCAGCTCGCCGTGCCGATCGGCGACCTCGTCGCCGAATTCGGCGCGGCACTGGATGCGGACATGCTTGGCGGTCAGGTGCGGCTGCTTGGCGAGGAGGCCGAGGACAAAGACCTTGACCGCGCCGCCGTTGGCGGTGTCGAGCAGGCCGGTGCCCTTGCGCGCCGTCGCCGGATCGAAGCCCAGCCGCGCGGTGTCCTCGCGCGCGGCGCCGCGCCAGCGCGCCAGCGTGCGCACCGACAGCGTTTCGAGGTTTTCGTGCAGCCAGCCCGGAACCTCGATCGAACCGGCGTTGAAGAGCCTGCAGAAATAGTCGTCGGCCGATCTGGCGCCGAGCCCGGTCGAGCGGCGGAAGGCGTCCGCGAGCCTGACCGCAACGATACGGGCGTCACGCGCCTCGCGCGCCCTGGCCGACAACGTCCCGTCATCGGCCAGCGGCGCGATCAGGTCGGCGGGCTCGATGCGGAAGGACTTGGCCACATAGGTCAGCCGGGATGCCAGCGGCAAAAGATCGAGGTGGTATTCGTAGCCGCCGCCGCCCTCGCGGCCGGCCCGGCGCCGCGCCAGCGCGCGATGATCCTGCCAGCGCTCGCGGTCGGCAAGCAGATTTACCCCTCGCTTTGTTGCGGGCAGTCCTGGCAGCATCCCCTGCGCTGCGAGGTCCGCAATATCTTGGGCCGCAAACCAGAGCTGCATCAGAACAGCTCCCGCAGCTCGGCGTCGACCGCCTGCTCTTCCCGGTCCATGCGCTTGCGGAATTCGACAAAGGCATGCTTCCTGATCACGGCGCGGTATTTCGTCGGCACCACCACATGGTCGAAGCGTTCGGCTATGAAGCCGAGCGCATCGACGCAGCCGGTCGCCTCGATCAGGGCGATGAACCGCTCCAGTGTGATCTTGTGGGCTTCAGCTGCCTCGGAGGCATACTTCTCGATCATATGGAGCGAGACCGGGTAGCCGAGCTCGTCGCTCATGCGCTCGGCAATCTCGGCGCGGTCATGGCCTTCCAGGGCGAGCCTGACCACCTGACTGATCTGCGAGGCGATGCGGGTGCCACGCACCGCGCCCTCGGCAAACCCGGCGGCCACCTTCGGCGGCTCCCAGGCAAGCAGATCGCCCGTCAGGCTGTCCCCTCGCGCCTTCGCCATCAGATCCAGCCCTTCTCCGTCGCATAGGCGCGGATGGCGTCCTCGTTGGCGGCAAGCACGGCGCGGCGGTCGCGCTCGGAAAGCCGCGCGAAGTTGTTCATGACGCTCGTGAAGAGCTTCTCCTGGCTGGTTTTCAGGCGGCCGCCCTCGGCCAGCACGATGGCGTCGGCCACGCTGGTGGCTTCCGGCGGCACAGCGAACAAGAGGTCGCAGACCTTGTGCTGCAGCTCCGGCTCCTGCTCGGCGAGCTGCCGCAGCCCCGCCTGATGGTCGGCCAGCCAGGTGCCGCGCAGTCGCGGCTTCACGTCGGGCGAGAGGCCGGCGACGATCGCCACCGCGATCTCGATGGCGCGGCGCGACAGGCCGGTCTTTTCGGCGGCAGTGGATCGGAACGAAAAAATTTCGTTCTGATTTTTGCGCCGCTTTGCCGCCGCGCTCTTGCGGTCGCCGCCGTTCCTGGCCTCCGGATACAGCTGCTCGTGCAGCACCTTGAGCAGGGCGAGGCTTTCGGCACGCTCAAGCTTCGTCAGGTCCTTGCGGTCGAGATTCTCCATGATCTCCTGGACGCGCAGGTCCTGCGGCTCCAGGTATTCGCGCGGCGTGACGCGGGCGTCGATCTCGTGCCGGCCAAGCGTCCTCACTGCGAAAAGGCGGTGGACGCCGTAGATCGCCGTGAAACGGCCGTTCGTCTCTGCGGCGAGGCCGATCGGCTGCAACAGGCCGTTGGCCGCGATGTCGGCCGACAGGATTTCGACGCGGTCAGGGTCGATCTCGCGGACCCGGTTTTCGGGTACGTCGATCAGGTCGACGGGAATGGAGCGGTATGCGTGGCGCATCAGGCGTGACCTCCCTGCGCGGAGGCGAGCTCGTCGATGATGTCGCGGTTGCCCGCCTCAATATTGAGCGCGACGATCTTCATGACGGCGGCCGGCGTGAACCGGCGCTGATCCTGCAGGGCCACCATGCGCCCGACGAGCTGGCTGGCCACGGCGAGCATTTCCTCGGCCGGAAGGTCGCCGAACTCCTCTCGAAGCGCGTTCAAAAGGGCTTTGACGAATTCGGCGTGCCTGCCTGTGACGGGATAGCTTTTCATGCGGGCTTCCTGTTCCTGCGGTTTGGGCAGAGGTCCCGGTGGGTGCTGGCGTAGACGCCGAGCGCCTGCGGGCTGCGGCCGAGCGCGGCGGCGATCTCCTTCACCTCCATGCCCTGCGCCCACAGCTCGGCAAGGCGCGCCCGCTCGGCCTCGGTCCAGGCGCGGAGCTGCCGGCGCTTTTCTGGCTTCGGCGCGGGAGCCGGTGCGCTGCAGGCGCTGGACCAGCCGGCCAGGATGCGCTCGACGAGCTGCTGCGGCACGCCGGTGGCGGCCGCGACGAACTCGGGCTCGCAGTCGCCGAGCAACAGCACCAGGCGCACATGCCGGTCCAGCTCGCTGCCGCCGTCGAGCTGCTCGCGGTCGAGCCACCGGCGCGCCTTCAAGGCCGCCGTGAGCATCTGCAGGGCGAGGTCGGCCGGCTCCGCGCCGGTGGCCGTCGCATAGCGGCGCAGCTCGGCGGCCAGATCGGCATCGGTCGGCAGGGCGATGGTCAGCGGAGCGTCAGTCACGACGGTCTCCTGCAGGACAACAACGCGCCCGCTGCCTGCGGGGGGGGGGGCTTGGGTGGCAGCGGGCGCGCTTCCCGCCGGCTCGACGCGAGACCGGCTGAGATCGGCGGGATTGGTATTGGCGCGAATCGGGTTAGCTTGGCGGTGCCGGCGTGCGTTCCCGCGCACGCCGGCACCTGGCATCCCCAGGTGGGCAACACACCGGAGGACGATTGGAGTGGCGGAACCAGATCCATGGAAAGAGGAGTTCGACCAGTACATGGTCGACGTGCACAACACTGCAGCGAATAGCTTCTGGCCCTCGATCGCCATTGCCTGCGCCCTTTGTGACAAAGGCGTCATCGACAAGGGGAGGTTGCTCGACATCACCGAGGCGATCATCGGCTACCTCCGCGCCGAGGAAACGGGCGCCCTGGCTGAAGTCGACGAGACAATTCAACCGCTCGTGCTGTTTCGGCACAACCTCGAACAGCTTCGTCTAGAGCCCGGCCGGGTTCTTGATGAACTCCACATGATCGAAGCAGGAGCAGCAGCGTTGGCGATACGTCGAGTTCGCAACTCGAAGCGAGAACGCTGACCGTCGTCGGGCTGAAGAATTTGAACGGGTCGAGATCTACGCGCTGGAACATCGCTAGCGAGCCCTCGCCGCAGCCCGCGCCCACCGATTGAACCACCAGGTGGCCGCAAGCGTGATGCCGGCCCAGGTCGCGCCGCCGGCCATGCCCGAAAGGATGACGATCGCCTGCAGGCTCATTGGGCGAGCCTCCAGGCGGTGACCGCGTCGGACGCCTCGGCGGCAAAGCCCAGGATGACGGCGACGAACAGCATCATCACCACGAAGGCGAGCGTGTCGGCGAGCAATTCCATGTCAGCCGCACGCCGGATCGCTGACAGAAAGCGGCTCAT